AGCACCTGATTAAAAGAAAATTCGCCAAACTGCGAACTGGGACTATCGTTATAGGCGGCGAGCTGTGGGTGGTCGGGGGCGGGCTTATTGGGGTAGACTTTCCAAGGCGTCTTTTCTATGTGTGGATCGTTGGGCCCAGCATAACACGCCAGTTCTGCAACTTCGAGACCATTTACTTGGTTCAGTCTCGACAGCACTTCCCTTGTGTATATGGAGTAGCCGGTTGTCAGCCACGAGGCCTCCGAACAAAACAATACTTTTTTATTTTTCATTTCAAATCCCAAACATCATTATCTTCAGGGCTAGTGAGGATCGTCTTGCGGCAAAATCTTAAAACTGGTCACCCTAAAGGAAACAAAGTCATCTCTGTCTTTTCTGGCTATTGCCTCAACAGCCATAATGTCTCCAACTTTGGCATATTTTCTTATCGCGTTAGCTGCTGAATCCCACGCCTCGAAGTCCAATAGGTCCACACGCCTTTTCTTGGAGCCGTTCCTATCCTTTCTATATTCTTCAATTTCCAGTATAAATTGTATTAGCTGGGTGCCCTGTGCATCATACACTTCAGGCTCGTAGGCCAATCTCCCTAAAAAATGACACCTATTCATCTATGTCTTTTATCCTTTCAAAGCTGGGAAACCTTATTTATTATCAATGAAGTATTTTCTTTTTTAGAAATCTCTCCAACCAGTAGAACGGTATTGCCCTCTATTAGTAGATCTCTGTATTTGCCATAGGATTCTGGAAAGATTACTGAATCCAATGATCCACTACTATCTTCAATGCACAAGAAGGCCATTAATTGACCCGGATTTTTACCCCGCTTGGTCCTATACTCCCTTACAGAACTGACTTGGGCAACAACATTTGTCTTACCAGTTATCGCCCCTTTTATAATGTCTCGACACAAAGAACTTGAAATATTTATATCAACGGCGTCTGTTTGGCTACAAGTGAGCGAGCACCCCATATATCTCTCTTCATTTTGTGCCATTAGTGGAATATTGTCCCCTAAATCGTGTGGGGGCTTATCCAGCATTTGCTTGATGGCAAGAACTGTAGTAAGCCTGCGACTATTGATCTTACTGTTATTGATCATATCCCCAATGCACTCTGAGAGCGTGGCGTCCTTGTCGTGGCTATCTCGCGCAGTAGCGATATACTCTTGCTCTCTGGCGGTTAAATTCTTCCAACTATCGAATTCATATAGCATTTGCTCCCGATCCCTAGTATTATTGACACCGTTGAATGCTCCCACGGATATTAGAGCGATGGCCGCTCTTTTATTTAACCGTGTTTTATGTATGATTCTAGTTAATGTGTCCATCCACGAATAGGACGAAACGTCTTCTTCGTTGAGCACGTCCTCTATTTTTTGGCACTCCTTTTCACCCACATGTTTGATGTGCCTCATTCCAAAATATATTCTTTGGCCTTCTGCAAAAAAGTTTGTATGAAGGTGTTGTAGTCTGGGGGGATAAACCTCAATATCCGAAAGCTTAGCGTCTACGATCAGCTCTTTCAATTCTTTTTGGGAGTCGGGTTTCCGGTCAGAATGGTTTAAGTAAGACACATAGAATCGCATGGGTTTATACCGCTTACAGTACGCGCTCCAGTAGGCATTTATTGCGTATGATACTGCATGTGATTTATTGAAAGCGTACCTGTTGGACTTTTCAATCCAAGAAAAAATTTCTTCCGCAACCTCCTTGGTAACCATGTCCCGTTTTTGGGCACCCTTGAGAAATGCCCCCTTCACCTTTTCCATTAGGTCGGCCTTCTTTTTACCAATGGCCTTACGAAGATCATCAGCTTCTTTAAGATCAAATCCGGCCAATTTTTGGGCGATCATCATAGATTGCTCTTGATAAACAAGAACGCCGTATGTTTCGGATAAAATATCTTCAAGGGAATCGTCTGGGTAAGTAACCGGATCTTTATTGGATTTTCTGTCGCAGTAGTGCTGTGTCATAGACTTGTCATCCGTCACAGCCCTTAAGCAACCGGGACGAATTAACGATATTAATGCAGCCAAATCATTGATATTGCGTGGCTGGACTTTCTTGGCCCAAGATCTACCCAGTTGGGATTCTAGTTGAAAAACCCCTTTAGTTTGACCGTCACAAATCAAATCCCAGACATTATCATCTTCAAAATTATTAATGTCAAAATTACTCATCTAACGTAAACCTCACCCTTAGCAAAAGCCTTCTCGAATTTAACTTTTTTCAACAGGCTTCTTTGCAACTTCAAGAACTTTATCATAAGATTGGCAGTATCTTTTACGTCTTGCAGTGCATCGTGAGCGTTTTCCTTGCTATTCTCACTCATGCCGAAATAATCACGCATGTAATCCATGCTATATCCCTTAACATCTTGATTATTTTCAAACCAGCAATAAATATGTTGCATAACATCAATAGTAAAGATGGGATTAAAGATCTTTTGGCATCCCTTCTTTTCGTCGATGGGTCCATATTGCTGACACATACGCTCCACGATTGGCATATCGTATCCGTTGATATTGTAGCCAGCGGCAATTGGTGCGTAATAAGAAGTTTTCTTGAAATTATATCTATCACAAAATTTGGCAAACTTTTTCCATACCGTTTTGGGGAGCGGAGCTTTAGCTAGTTCCTCTCTGGTTTTTCTTGTGATCTCCAGAGCCTTCTCTTCAAGCGGCCCAACTCCCGCCTTAATGGCCTTCTCGTCGTCTATAATGGGCCTCATTTCGCTGTTAAAGGTTCCTCCGGGCTGAATCTCTAGCCTTCTTGCGTGAATAGCTACAGCAGCAATCTGTGTAGGCTGACAGGTGTGTGGATCTCTACCGCCTGTCTCAAAATCGAAAACTATAATATCGCGATAGTTGATGATTATCTCCTTTGCTTTAACTCAAGAAACTTGTTTACCGCATCGTCTATGTTATAAAACATGTTATAACACCTATGTCTATCTGACCAAACCTGATATCTGGAGCCCCCATTTCCTGTGCTACCGCTATTGTGGTCGCTAAGACAGCATAACGAGATACCATTTGATTCAATAGAGCAGCCAGAAAATATTACAGACTTATAGTCCTGTTGTTGGGTATTCGTTTTAAGTGTTTTCATTTTGTTATATCCATTATTTTGCTTAATAGGTCGATCCCCAAGATATCAAACTTAACGTGTCCTTGACTTTCCAGATCGTTCATTTCAAAGGCGGCAATAGTATGCCCCCCCTTATCCAACGTCATTGGGCATATATCCTTTAGCCTTTCTTTGGCTATAATTACCCCAGCCGGATGTTTGCCCTGAGACTTATTGGTGCCCTCAATCTTGATGGCTTGGTCAAATAATGGAGACAGTGATCCATCCAAGTTGCCGTTTTCGTCCATGATACACCATTCTTTTAATTCCTCGGGGTCATTCGCCAATGTCCACTTGATTATGGATCTATCGTCCATCATCTCCAATTGATCAGATATGTCCGCTTCGTTGGGAATACATTTAGTTATCTCATTCATTTCAGCAAATGACACAGCATCATTAATTCTTAGTACTTCTTTTAGTGCCGCTCGCCCCTGAAGTCTGCCAAATGTGATCATTTGTGCCACGTTGTCGGGATGGTATTTCTGTTTAATGTATTCAATAATCTCGTCACGATGTTCTGCTGGCACGTCCACATCAATATCTGGTAAAGAAGTATGACCATCAGAATTTCTGCCCTCATTGTAAAATCTCTCAAAAATAAGATCATATCGAATAGGATCAACTTCTGTGATGCCCAGAAGATAGGATATCAAACATCCCGCAGCCGATCCACGACCGGGACCAGCTAGCCAGCCTTTGGCCTTAATGTGATTTACGATATCCTGTACAATCAAGAAATACCCAGACAATTTAGCCTTAAATATAACTTCAAGCTCCTGATTAACCCTGTCTAGATACTTCTGTTTTATTTCTGGTGTGTCAACGACGCCCTTTTCCATGAGTCTTTCTCGCCATCCACGTCTGCATAACTCTTTTATGTATTGGTCCTCATTGAACTGCTCAGGACACTCAAACTTGGGTAGCATGGGTGCCCCCGTAACCTCGTACTCTTCACACATATCGGCTATTTTGTTTAGTAAATCTATGTCCTTCCTTGAGTCTGTGACCTCCTGAGGAGACGGAAGATAAAAATCATCCGATTCAAAAAACTCCTGATGCTCAATTTCTTCGCCCTTCTTAAGCCGATCCCTTGCTTTAGGTAGTGTTGTTTTCATGCCGGAGCACAATATAACTCGATGCGCTTCTGCCTCGTCTTGTGTAACGTAGCAAATCTTGCGATTGTTATAATCGTAGCAAAAGTAATTGGTACCAAACAGTTTCTTGTATCCAGACTGCATGTCGGTGGTAACACAAATAAGATTGCCGTGACTGGCCCCATTTTTGAGTACCTCTAGATCGTGCTGTGATACGATTTTAATCAGGTCTAGCCACCCATCTTTGTTCTTGGCTATTAGGATGTAGTCACCGAAATCACATCCCAAGATAGGCTTGATGCCGTGCGTGCGACACGCCTGATGAAAATTAATAGCTCCAGATACAGTGCTTATATCAGATATGACGCACGCGCTATACCCATACTCTTTGCACTTCTGTGCCAATTTATCGCACTTAGAGAACGCCTGAAGCAAACTAAAGTGTGTCTTACAATTTATAGGTATCCAGCTCATACGTCTTTCAAGTTTTTAATGGCAATATTATAACAATCCGCTTTTACCTTAAAGTTATTATTTCCGTCAATCTGTCCCTTTTTTAAAAATCTGGCGTCCTTGAAGTACTGATCATGTTCATAGGAGCCCAATATCCACGCGCGCCCCCATTTTCCTTTTACATTTTCTATTCTAATGAAAACATAATGATCGCACTTTTGATTAGTATTAAAAGCGGCGACGGAACATTCATAATATTCTTTGGGTTCGCTAGTACATCTTTTGGTTTTAACATCGTATGTAACACCATCTTTAATTATATCATAATCATATGTGTTGTTGATGTCACCTTTAATAATTTTATTAGCGATTTCTTCGCCCAAGAAACCAGCAATGTTGCCGCCGCCTTTTGTGATCGAATTATTAATTTCTCCCATGCTACGCGCTTTTTTCCAAGCCTGTTCTTTCATCTCGTCTGTTATGTTTATTTCAATCATTATCCGGGTGCCTCGTAGTATCCTACTTCAAATCCCTCTTGCGTACAGCTTTCTATTGTTTCTTGCTCCCCACACGCCTTCAAATGCTCATCTACGTGCTCACACATGGATATATTGGTGCCGGGCCAATTATTTTTATAGAAGTGGCACAGCTTTGTACATTTGAAGTGGGATCTATTTCTTGAAATGGGCATCGGGGAATCATTTCTTTTTATCTGCTTGAATCTCTTTTCCAGCATACCCAAGAACTTTTCTTGGTCCGTTTTGTCGAAACACATACTGAATGGTCCACCGTCTCTGATGTAATATATCGTCATAATTGCCTGCTCATATTCAGGAAACATTTTGGATATGGCATAATTATACAACAAGAGCTGAGGATCTTCAAGTAATTTTTCGTAAGTTTTTTCTTCTCCTGTGGCCCAGTTGAGCCTTCTTCCTGTTTTCCAATCAATTACCTCGATCACTCCATCATCTATTTCCGTCACGAGGTCGATAGTTCCCTTAATAGCCAACTGCCCCGTCACCCTTTCTCCGTTTGGCATTGTGTAATCATATTTTGCCCAATCTTCCTCAATGAGAATATCAAACTGGGGCTCCGATGCCACAACGTTTCTGTTTCGGGGATCGAACTGCCCATCATTATAAGAGAGGGCATCGTCGACAGACTTTGTGCAGAACTTTAGATCGGCCCCGGTGTAGTTGTGTGTGCAGTTCTCGGTGTAATATTTGTAGCTTGCGTCAAGTAACTCCTTGACAAACTTCTTGGTCGCTAGTTTGTTTGCCGTAAACTTTATTTCGCCTAGAGCGTCGTCCGTTGTCGAGAGTCCCGTTCTTTTGTCTGAGTCTTGTAGCTCTTTCGTGCAGGACGCCAAGCACTCCATTACCTTGTGAACGATTGTGCCTAGCTGGGCCTTCTTTCCAGATGTGGATCTATGTCCCAGAACATACGTTATGAAGTACTGCATCTGGCAATAGTCATAATTATTGTAAGAGGAACTACGGATATATGTAACTATCATTCGGATTCCTTTTTAATGGCGTGTATGCCGCCCACCAATTCGGGCTCACTACTTGATTGTAGCGGGTGTGTCGACTGTTCGGATTCTACGGGCTTGGGATTAAGCTCTGGAGGTTTAACCGACTCTCCTAGCCAACCCCACACGCCCAATAGTCTGACTATTTCCACATTGGTTTCATGGATGGAAAGTTTCGCATTGTCAATGACTGCATCAAAGTTTTTGCAGCCATCTATAGCAGTTTCACTTGCGTGTCCATCTTTGTGCGGACTTCGCGTAAGGTGTACCACCTTCCCCCCTGCGCTCTGGATTCCCTCTACCTCGTTTGGAAATCTACAATCGTCAATAATTGCCACCAATGGTCCCTCTGAGGCTATGCTATTTATGAGTCGTTGTTGCCAAATATCTTGGAATATATTGCGACAAACGTCTGTGCCAAAAAACTGTAAAAATTCTCTAGCGGTCATTTTTCCCGGCTCGTGGTACTGAAGTTTCCCCTGTTTAATTAATGTTTTAATGGCTTTGTGTTGTGCCTCCAGCTTATCTGTAACAACCCCCGGCACATCTTCCCACTTGAACCAAGTTTTAGTATTTTTTTGTATGTCCGTACCATACACCTGCTCGGGCTTGAGGTCAAATAAGGTCACTGCAATTTCTTTCAGCGGACCAGCAAAGGAATAGTTCTTGACATATGGCCACATGTTGTACATGGCCCACGCGGCAAATTCTTCATCATTTCTACTTACATCTAAGGATGCGTTGGCTCGCTCTTCTTCTCCCTCCGGATTGGTTATAACGGTATCTACAATAAGCTTACCATCGGCAGTTATGTTGAATGTGTTTATAATGCCCTGTGCTCGCAGCTGATAACCATGTATAAAATTTGAACAGGCCGTTTTACCGGCTTGTTTGTGACCGGCGAAGCCAAGAATTCTACTATTCATTATATCATTCCTTCTAGTTGGGGAAATAGCTCAGTTTGTAATTGTTCGATGGGCATTTCTCCCACGTCCTTGGTTGAAATTTCCGGCCTATGGTAGTTAAATCTTCTTCCACATTTTTTCATTATTTGTAGGTGAGCCTTGTTGCCAGCGTCATCCGAGTCGGTCAATATTATTAGATTCAGGGCCCCACTTTGCTCAAGCAGCAACAATTGTTCATCATTTATGCTTGAGCCAAAAATACCAACGCAATTCTTATAGCCTGCCTCATGCATTCTCCACACGTCGCCCTGTCCCTCTACCAATATTACAGATTGTGTTTCTAATATATACTTATGTGCTATGTTCAGTCCGTACAACACATTCTTTTTGAATCCAGTGCTGTGCAGCCATTTTGGCTTCATGTCAGGCACAATACTTCTACCCACACACCCCACATAACCATAGTGTTCGTCGTATATTGGGACAACGACTCTTCCAGACATGGGTTTGTATTTCTCCTCGCATAATCCCACGTCAAACACATCTAACGTTTCT